CAGTTTGTCTCAAGTTAGTATCTTCTAAAACTATTCTATCACACATTTCCCATAATCTTTCAATTACTCTAACACCATACTTTTCAGTTAAATATTCTTTACCGAAGTTAGTTGTTAATAGAAGTTTAATTGGTTTTTCTGCAATTTGATTGATGTCATAGATTCTTTGAATAACATAGGCAATTGGATCTAATCCATTACCAAAGTGTTTAACATCTTCTTCAATACCTAAATCGTCAATTACTACAGTTAGGTTTTGATATTCTACTTGTGCATTGATTATTGCTTTAACTGCATCTAATCCATGTGCTTGAAATTCCATTGCTATTTGGCTAGCACTAACCATTCTTCCTCTTCTCACTAGAGTAGTTTTACCTACACCTGGTAATCCAGTAATGATAGTTGAGTTACCTTTCGCTAATTGCTCTGTCGCTTGTTCTCTGTTTAATTTAAAAGTTTCCATAGTCTGTTGCATCTTTGTTT